TTTGATTCAATGTTATTTCATTTACCACTTGCAGGTTCTACATTTAAAAAAGTTTATTACGACGATTTACTGGGACGAGCTGTATCAAAGTTTGTTCCGGCTGATGATCTTGTTGTTCCGTATACGGCTACCTCATTAGACGATGCGGAAGCAGTCATCCATGTTGTCAAGATGTCAGAAAACGATTTAAGAAAACAGATGGTATCTGGATTCTATTCTGACATCGAATTGACAAAACCAACAGGCACTGTAACCAACGAACTCGAAGAAAAAGAAAGAGAAGTTGAAGGTGTCACAAAATCCCAAAGAGTAGATCCTTTATATACAATTCTAGAATGCCACGTTAATTTAGATTTGGAAGGATTCGAAGACCTTGGTTCTGACGGAGAGCCAACGGGAATAAAATTGCCTTACATCGTTACAATCGAAGAAGGCAGTAGGAAAGTTTTGTCTATTAGACGAAACTTTGCGCCCAATGATCCAAAGAAAAATAAAATCCAATATTTTGTCCACTTCAAGTTTCTGCCAGGACTAGGGTTTTATGGCTTAGGATTAATTCACATGATTGGCGGATTGAGTCGTACTGCAACTGCGGCTCTCCGTCAATTATTAGACGCTGGAACATTATCCAACCTACCTGCAGGATTTAAACAAAGAGGTGTCAGAGTAAAAGATGATGCCGCAAATATACAACCGGGAGAATTTAAAGATGTTGACACTCCTGGTGGTAATCTAAAAGATGCATTCGTATTCCTACCATACAAAGAACCATCAGCTACATTATTGCAATTGATGGGTATTGTAGTTCAAGCAGGACAAAGATTCGCGTCCATTGCTGACATGCAGGTCGGGGACGGGAATCAACAGGCCGCTGTTGGTACGACCGTAGCTCTTTTAGAACGTGGTTCAAGAGTAATGTCAGCAATCCATAAAAGACTTTATGTAGGTCTTAAACAAGAATTTAAATTACTCGCTAAAATTTTTGGTGAGTCTTTACCAGCTGAATATCCTTATGATGTAATAGGTGCATCAAGGAATGTTAAAGCAACAGACTTTGATGACAGAGTAGACATACTTCCTGTTGCTGATCCAAATATATTTTCTATGTCACAAAGAGTTTCACTTGCACAAGAACAATTAAGATTGGCAATGTCAAACCCACAAATGCATAATTTATATTCTGCTTACAGAAGAATGTATGAAGCAATTGGTGTAAAAGATATTGATAGAATTTTACCACCACCTCCGCCAAATATGCCAAAGGATCCAGCAATTGAACACATTGATGCAATGGGTATGAAACCTTTTCAAGCATTTCCAGGTCAAGATCACAGAGCTCATATCACAGCTCACTTAAATTTTATGGCAAGTAATTTTGTAAGAAATAATCCTAGCATTACAGCCGCGTTAGAAAAAAATATTATGGAGCACATATCGTTGATGGCACAAGAACAAGTACAATTAGAGTTTCCACAAGAAATGGCTATGTTGCCACAAATGCAACAAGCTGCTGTGATGAATCCACAAGTACAACAACAAATGCAACAAATAGCTCAAAAAATAGAAGCTAGAAAAGCAATCTTAATAGCTGATATGACTGAAGAGTTTATGCAAGAAGAGAAAAAAATAACATCTCAGTTTGATCATGATCCATTACTTAAATTAAAACAAAGAGAAGTAGATTTAAAAGCTATGGAAGCTGAACGTAAGATGAAAGAAGACCAAGCTAGAATTAATCTAGATAGAGCTAAAATGGTCCAAGCAAAAGATCTTACTGAACAAAAACTAGAGCAAAATGAGGATCTAGCTAAATTAAGAGCAGATACTGCAATAGAAAAATCATTGATGTCTATGGGTACTAAATTAGCATCTGATGCAGCAAAAACAAAAGACGTTGAGATCTTGAAAGGTCCTAAACGATAGTATATACAAACTATAGGAGTAAAATATGAAAAAAGAAAAACACGGTAACTCAATGTTTCTTAACAAAGATGGTTACGCTAAGTCTGTTGACATAAAAGTTCCTTCTCAAAACTTAGAGATTGACCCAAGAGGTAAATCAAGTTTTAGAGGTAAAGGAGTTTATATTGCAACTGGTGATGTAGCTGAAGTTAAAGGAACAAAAGCAATGTTACCTGAAAAGAAAAAAACAGCTAAGTGGTATTAGTATGTGGTTGTCGGCAATTAAATTAGCCGTCTCTGCTGGAAGTAAAATATATGCTAACAAGCAGAAGACAAAGATGGCAATGTCGGATGCACAACTAATGCATGCTGAACGTATGGCCCGAGGTGATGAAGCTTACCAGGGCAAGTTGTTAGAAGCTCGTCAATCAGACTGGAAGGACGAGGCCGTTCTTATAATATTAAGTTTGCCCGTGTTGGTGCTGGCCTGGGCGGTCATATCAGATGACCCGACTGCGATGGACAAAGTAAAATTGTTCTTCGACATGTTCTCACAGCTCCCGTCATGGTTTACAAATTTGTGGATCCTTGTCGTGGCGTCAATTTATGGTATAAAGGGTACACAAATTTTTAGGAACGGAGGAAAAAAATGAGAAATGATTTTGGAACAAGACCATACAAATCAAGATTTGGTGGTAGCCAAGCGATGAAAAAAGGTGGATCTGCTAAAAAGAAAAAGAAGCAGGGATACAAAGATAGAAAAGATGAATCCATCGCTATGAGAATTCGTAAGAAAAGAACTCCTGCACAGTTAAAAGCTAGCAGAGATGAGTCTTACGGAAGATTTGGTTCTAAAGCTAAAAAATCTGGCAAAATAAACAGATAATGGCTAAAAAGAACTGGATTCAAAAAGCGGTAAAAAAACCGGGAGCTTTAAGAAAATCTTTAGGCGTTAAAAAAGGTCAAAAGATTCCAGCCGGTAAATTAAAAGCCGCTGCAAAAAAGGGTGGTAAGTTAGGCCAACGTGCTAGACTTGCCATGACTTTTAAAAAGATGAGGAAAACGTAATGAACAAAAAAAATAATTTTGGAATGTTAAGCGTAAAAGCGGGAATTGATGACAACCCTAATCCAACTCATGCAGACAGAATTGCTGGAGCAAAAGGAATGAAAAAAGGTGGAAGAGTTAAAAAAAGTTCTCGTAAAGCTAAAAAAGGAAGCGGTTGCGAAATTAGATAATGTTTAAAAAAATTAAAAATTTTATTTGCAAATTATTTAACATCAAAGCATGTCAGTGCGATGAAGATGAGCATATAGAATTTTTTACAAAAGTTCCTGAACCTGATATACCGGTTCATGAAGAAAACCCAACACATTGTAAAGATCATACTAGATTTAGAAAATCTTGTCCTCAATGCGTTGCACTTACTTAAAAAGGAGAAAATATGAAAAAAGGTTATCATAAAACAAAAGACGGTAGAACAGTAAAGAAAGGTCTTTACTACTACATGAACAAAAGAAAAAAAGCTGGAACAAGCAGACCTGGTAAAGGAACTGTTTCTTCTAAAGCTTTAAAAAGATCAGCTAAAACTGCAAAGAAAAGCTAATGGCTGAGAATCCTATAAGACGAACTACCGGTAAAGGTGGTAATTATAGAAAAACAAAATCTGGAGCAGGTATGACTAAGAAGGGTGTCGCTGCTTACAGAAGAGCAAACCCTGGAAGTAAATTAAAAACAGCCGTGACAGGAAAAGTGAAGCCTGGATCAAAAGCTGCTAATCGTAGAAAATCTTACTGCGCACGTTCACTAGGACAACTCAAACGATCATCAGCAAAAACCAGAAACGATCCAAATTCTCGTATCCGTCAGGCACGTAGAAGATGGAAATGTTAATGGAACCAGAACAAATATTAAATAACTTAAAACGAGCATTAAACAGAAGAATAGAAGCGTTAGCAATCTCGGTAACGTCCGGCGGGGTTGACAATATGGAAACATATAAGTATATAATTGGACAGATAAATGCATTGGAATCAGTGCGTCAGGAAATCTCTAACCTGCAACAAGATAAGGAGCTAAATGAAAACAGAGGAACAGTTATCAACATTAAACCAAAAGATAATAACTCCAAATAAAGAATTAATCGGAGTTAAAAAATCAAAGAAAAAAGAAGTTACCAACGAAAAAGCAAAACTACCTAAACCAACAGGTTGGCGAATGTTAGTTTTACCTTTTCGAATGGATGAAAAATCTAAAGGAGGTGTGTTGTTTGCAAACGAAACAATAGACAAACAACAAGTCGCTTCACAATGTGGAAACGTATTAGCAATGGGTCCAGATTGTTATAAGGATAAAGATAGATTTCAAGAGCCATGGTGCAAAGTCGGAGACTGGGTAGTCTTTGCGCGTTATGCAGGTTCTAGAATAGAAATTGATGGTGGGGAAGTTCGTCTTCTTAATGATGACGAAGTACTAGCAACTGTGCAAGATCCAACAGATATCTTGCATAAATTTTAACATAGGGAGGATACTATGCCAGAAGAGGAAAAGAAAAAGAAACCGAGTGAAATACCGGTCGATATAGATACATCTGGACCAGAGGTCGATGTAGATATAGAAACAAAAGAGGAAGCAGTTGAAACTGCTCCAGAAACAACGGAACAAGAAACAACAGAAGAAGTAAAACAAGAAACAGAAAAAAAGGAAGAAGACACAAAATTAGAAGACTACAGTAAAGGTGTTCAAGCACGTATTGCTAAACTTACTCGTAAGATGAGAGAAGCAGAACGTAGAGAAGCTGCTGCTGTAGAATATGCTAATGCGTTAGAACAGAAAAGAAAATTAGATCAAGAAAGATTTAACAAAGTCGATTCTGAATATAACACTAAATTTGCAGAGTCTGTAAAATCAGAAATGGAATCAGTTCAAAAACAATTAGCGACTGCCATTGAATCTGGAGATGCAGCTGCGCAAGTTCAAGCAAACAAAAGAATTGCTGAGTTAGCTTTTGAAGATGCTAAACTTAAGCAAAGAGCATCAAACGTCAAACAGGATGAAGAACCTGTTCGACTTTCTGATGGTGGAAATTTACCAAAACAAACTCCAAGACAAATGCCGGAGGCTGATCCTATGGCTGAAGAATGGGCAAGTAAAAATTCATGGTTTGGAACAGATAGAGCTATGACTTTTACTGCATTTGAAATTCATAAGGATTTAGTGGAGAAAGAAGGTTTTGATCCTAAATCTCAGGAATATTACGCAGAGATTGACAAAAGGATTAAAGTTGACTTTCCACACAAATTTGGTAATACTGAAACTAAGCAAACGAACAGGGCCGTTCAGTCGGTAGCTTCAGCTAATAGGAGCTCAAAACCTGGTCGCAAACAAGTGAGACTCACTTCCTCACAAGTCGCAATAGCGAAAAAATTAGGAGTGCCACTAGAAGAGTATGCTAAACAATTAAAACTCACGGGAGGAGCATAATATGACAAATGAAAAAACTTCACGTGCGGCTGTTACACGGTCAAAGACTGAAAGACCTAAAGTGTACAAGCCACCTTCATCTCTTGATGCACCGCCAGCGCCAGATGGCTTTAGGCACAGATGGATCAGGGCTGAATCTGTAGGTTTCCAAGATAGTAAAAATATTTTTGGAAGACTTAGAGAAGGGTATGAATTAGTGAGAGCTGATGAATACAAAGATTCAGACTACCCAGTTGTGACTGATGGCAAATACGCTGGAGTCATAGGAGTCGGAGGCTTGCTCTTGGCAAGGATACCCGAAGAACTCGCGACTGCTCGAAGTTCATATCAGAAAACACTTTCTGAAGGACAAGACGAGGCAATTGAAAACGATCTTCTGAAGGACCAAGACAAACGAATGCCTATCAAAGTTGATAGAAGTTCAAAGCACACTTTCGGTGGTACTAAGAAGTAATTCCCAAACTATCGATAGTTTAATATAAACCGTACTGGAGGCCGTTTAACGACGGCAGGTACATTAAGGAGTAAGCACTATGGCTAACAAACAAGAAGCCGGTTTTGGTCTAGAAGCTTCTGGTGTAATGGGATCAACTCCCGCTACTTCAGGACAAGGCAAATACTGGATAGATGCTGCAGATGCTACTGCGATATACAACGGTGAACTCGTAAGAATCACTGCTGGTTATGTCGTAACTGCACAGGCAGCTGTAACAAACCCTACACAGGGTGTGTTCAATGGTTGTTTCTACAACGATGCAACTACATTAAAGCCAACTTGGGTAAATTATTATCCAGGTGGTATTACTCCAGCAAACAGTGAAGACATTAAAGCGTATGTAATGGATAATCCATTCCAGATTTACAATGTAGTAACTGATGCACAAATCGCAGCGAACGTTCCTGCTTCTCATGCTAAAATCATGGAAACTTATGGAATGAACGTTTCGGCTACATCAGGAACTGCTTCTGGCGGAAGATCTTCTTCTACGCTAAAAGTCTCAGCTGGTTCACATGCAACTAACAATCAATTTAGATACTTAGGTGACGCAGAGGATCCTGAGAACAACGACGTAACTGCAGCTTACGCTACAGTTAGAGTTGTACAAGCTCTAAATGATTTAGTCATGGATACATAATATAGGAGCATAAAATGGCAATATCACGAGCACAGCTAGTTAAAGAACTAGAACCAGGCCTGAATGCACTATTCGGGCTGGAGTACAAAAGGTATGACAATGAGTCTGCCGAAATATACAACACAGAATCAAGTGACAGGGCTTTCGAAGAGGAAGTAATGTTATCTGGTTTTGCTAACGCAGATGTAAAAGCAGAAGGTCAAGGCGTTTCATACGATCAAGCGCAAGAGACTTACACTGCTCGTTACACTATGGAAACAATTGCATTAGCTTTTGCAATCACAGAAGAAGCAATAGAGGACAACCTTTATGACAGACTTTCTTCTAGATACACAAAAGCTTTAGCAAGATCCATGAGCAATGCTAAGCAGGTTAAAGCAGCAGCACCTTTAAACAATGGTTTACCAGGAGTTGCAGCGGCATCAGCTTTCCAAACAGGTGATGGCAAAAATTTATTTGCTACAGATCACCCTACAGTAAGTGGAACTGATGTAAAAAACACGCTTACAACGCAAGCTGACTTAAACGAAACTTCATTAGAACAAGCACTGATTGATATCGCTGCTTTCACTGATGAGAGAGGTTTAAGAATCGCAGCTAAAGGAGTTAAAATGATAATTCCTTCTGCGAACCAGTTCAACGCTGAGAGATTGATGAAATCTCAAGGTAGAACTCAGACAGCTGATAATGACATCAATGCAATCAACTCAATGGGAATGATTCCTCAAGGTTACAGAGTGAACCATTTCTTAACTGACGCTGATTCTTGGTACATTATTACGGATGTTCCAAATGGTATGAAGCACTTTGAAAGAACTCCATTGACAACTTCAATGGAAGGTGACTTCGATACAGGTAACGTAAGATACAAAGCTAGAGAAAGATACGTCTACGGATGTTCTGACTATAGAGGTATCTTCGGCTGCGAAGGTGTATAATCTACATTAATTTATGGGGCCGCCTTAAAACGGCCCCATTTATCTAACAAACTGGTGAGATACATGAAAAAATTTAGAGTCCAAATATTTGCTTACAAAATGCACGGAGATTTTATTATAGAATCTTTGGACGGTCCCATAGACATAGAAAATGCTATCATTGACAAACTTGGAAAAAATGATATAAAGTGGGAGTCTCTTGGAGAGATGCACGATCCGAGAGTACATAGAATAACCTATGAGGAGGTTATAGAAGATGGAACAACATCTGCAGGACCTTTACACAAAGAAGAAAGGTCTGGACCTAGAATGGGAGCAGGATCATCTTAAGGAGGGTAGATATACTCTCAATATGGTTAAGATTGACAGAAAAGTCAGAGAAGTAATTAGCCATATAAAACTTGCAGAAGCTAAAAAAGCACATCTGCAAAATAAGGTGGAAGACGCTGCCCCACAAGTTTCTGTAGCTACTTAATAAAAAGCTACATCGTTGAATAAATTCAATTCACATTACAGGCTACCTTGCGCTCTACTAAAATGTAGTATATAGTTTTATTACTATACAATTAATAATTAGAACGTAAACGAGTATAGTCGACGGCCTAGAGATTACGTTCGGAAACTAGGAGGATTAATACTATGGCAACAACTACATTTTCGGGACCAATTAAAGCGGGATCGATAAGACAAGGAGCTAGCGCAAACTTGGGATTTGTAAAAATGTCTCAAAGTGCAGCTTTTATACAATCCACTACAGCAGCGAGTACTGGGATTATAATTCCAGCTAACTCACAAATAACAGAGATCACTATTTACATTACGACTGCTTGTGATGGTGCTTCTCAAAACTTAAGTGTTGGCACAACTACTGGTTCTAATGAACTATTTTCAGCATTAGCTTTAGGTACAGCAGCTAATGTTATTAAATTTGGTTCAGCTGGAACTATTACAGATGCAGATACTTGGGCTGATATCGGAACAAGTGATGTATCAATTTATGTTGATATGTCTGCTGGTTCAGCTGGTAGAGGTTTTATTACTGTAGATTATATACAAAATAATAATCTTGCGTAATAATTAAATAATTTGGTGCTCCTTCGGGAGCACCGTTTAAGGAGAATAAAATATGTCATCTATTTCAAAGGTAAAACAAAGCATAGTTTTAACTACGAGTGGACAGTTACAAAAATTAAACACAAGTTCTGGTGCTGCAATAAATATTACTAAAGCTCAGATTATGACTGTTTATGGAATGTCTAGTAACACAGACGCTGAAATAAAAATTTATAATGAAATTGGTTCTAGCGCGACTGCAAAAAAATTAATTTTTCATGGTAAATTTGGTTCAGCTGCTAATGCGGTTCAAGAGTTTAAATTACCAGGAATTGGTATTTATGCTGACACTGGTTGTTATGTTGTTTTGACTAACTGTGATTTTTGTTACGTAGCCGGTACGTTTTAAGGAGTAACTAATGGCGAATACAACATCCTCGTCTTACTCTTTTGATCAGAATTTTTCTATTGATGAAATAATTGCTGATGCATACGAGAGAATAGGTTTGGTTGGGACTGCAGGTCATCAAATTAAAACTGCAAGAAGATCATTAAATATTCTTTTTCAAGAGTGGGGTAATAGAGGAATACATTTTTGGGAAGTAGGAAATACTAATATAAATTTAGTTGAAGGCTCCACTACCAATATTGATTCTACAGCAGAAGGTTCTGGTGTTTATACTTTTTACAGAAACTCAAGCGATGTTCCTGGAGGAGGAGAACCACCACAAGCTACAACTGTGCCAACAGCAAATGTTTATGGTATTTCAGATATTTTAAATGTTACTTACCGACAAAATTATAATACTACAAATCAATCAGATATTGGTTTAACAAAAGTTGCAAGAGATGCATATTCAGCAACTGCAAACAAAGCATCAAAAGGAACTCCTTCGCAATTCTGGGTTCAAAGATTTATAGATAAAGTTACAATAACTATTTATCCATTACCAAATGCAACAGCAGCAAGTAATTTTCTTAATGTCTATTATGTGAGAAGAATTCAAGATGCAGGAGCATATACAAATGCAAGTGACACACCATTTAGATTTGTCCCTTGTATGGTATCAGGTTTATCTTATTATTTAGCAATGAAGTTTGCACCACAAAGAGTGCAAGAAATGAAATTGCTTTATGAAGATGAATTAGCAAGAGCACTATCGGAGGATGGATCAGCGGCAAGTACGTATATTACACCGAAAACCTATTATCCAAATGTATAATGGCACGATTTTCAAAAGGAAGAAGAGCACTAGCAATATCAGATAGATCAGGTGCAGCATTTCCATACAATGAAATGGTTAAAGAGTGGACTGGGGCTTGGGTACACATTTCTGAGTTTGAACCTAAACAACCACAATTACAACCACATCCTGTAGGAGCAGACCCACAAGGTTTACAACATGCAAGACCTGCAAGAACAGAATTTCCTGTAGAAGATATTTTACCAAACGATCCATTTACAACAACAGCAGCGTCAGGGACATTAAGTGTGTCTTTTCCTAATAATGGTTTTAACGCTGGAACAACTTATGTAAGATTTAGAGAAGTAAAAGTTCCTGTAGGTGGTGTTGCTGTGTCAACACTAGAATTAGAAACAACATTAAATGGAAATATAAATGATTCTGTTGCTACAATAACTTTAACAGACGCTACTGAATTTCCAACTGCTGGTTTTATTATGATAGAAAAATTTGACAATACACCTAACACAGCAAATTATGGAAAATTTTTAAATGAAGTAATTCAATATACAGGTAAAGCTGGTAATAATTTGACTGGTTGTACACGTGGAACATCTGCGCCGTACAGAGGTGAAACATTAACTCCTACAACAGCAAGAAGTCATGATAGCGGTGCTAAAGTATTTGGATCTTATTTAGCTACAGCCGTATCTACAACCATAGTTGTTGGTCCACAACCAACTCAAACAGAAACAAAATATAATTCATTAACCGTGCCCCTTGTTTCAAACGCATCTAGCACGGCAACAGGAGGCGGTTTTCAGTGTACAATTGGACCGATAAATGATAGAGGTTAATTATGGCATATAGTTATTCAGATCTAACAACAGATATTAGAAATTATACAGAAGTAGATAGTAATGTGTTTACAGCTGCTGTTATTAATGGTTTTCTTCGTAATGCAGAACATAGAATTAATTTAGATTGCCCTATGGATTCTGACAGGATTCAAGCAGAAGCACAATTTGCTACAGATTTTAATTCAATTACAATGCCTGCTGGTTTATTGTTTGTTAGAGGTATTCAAGTTTATGATTCAACCAGCGCTACTACAGGTGAAGGAGTATGGTTAGAAAGACGCGATCAAACTTTTATATCTGAATATGTTGGAGAATTAACAGGTACTGAAGGAGGTTCAGCAGGTCAAGATACAACAGGACTTCCTAAATATTATTCTATGTTTGGCGGTGCTACTACTGGAACTAGCACAGCTACGTCAGGAGCAATTTATGTAGCCCCTACACCAGATCAAAATTATAAATATATTATCCATTATAATGCAATGCCAACAGGTTTAGAAACCAATACTGGGGGAACTTATATAAGTAATTATTTTCCTCAAGGCTTATTATATGCATGTCTATGTGAGGCTTATGGGTTTTTAAAAGGTCCAACTGATATGTTGACATTATACGAACAGAAGTATAAAACTGAACTACAAAAGTTTGCAGCAATGCAACTTGGAAGAAGAAGACGAGACGATTACACGGATGGTACTATACGTATTCCAATCGAGTCAGCGCCTCAGTAATTAGGAGATTTTTATGGCAATAACATCGGCAATATGTAACAGTTTTAAAACAGAAATCTTACAAGGTGGACACAATTTTAATGATTCAAGTGGAGCACCTACAGGTAATACATTTAAAATAGCATTATATTCTAGTAACTCAGCAACATTAAGTAAATCAACTACAGCTTACACTGCACCTGCAGATGCAACAGCTGATCCAACAAACACATACGAAGTAACAACAACTTCTTCTGGTTATACAGGTGGAGGAAATACTTTAGTAGCTAGCGCTGATCCTACTTTATCTGGTGACACGGCGTGTGTAAAATTTAATGACACAACTTGGGGATCATCAGCTTCTTTTACAGCAAGAGGTTGTTTAATTTATAATACAACTTCAATTACAGGGTTCACAACAAACAGAGCAGTTTGCGCAATTAACTTTGGTTCAGATAAAACTGTAACGAGTGGGACTTTTACAATTCAATTCCCAGCTCAAACAGCAGGAAACGCAATCATTCAGATAGCATAAGGAGAAAGTCCTTATGTCAATAGCAAAGACATTTACAGTTACGGTGGTCAGCACCGGTTCGGGAAATAAATACGTTATAGATGGTGTTCAACAAGACACTATAATGATTGGTGCAGGCCTTACTTATAAGTTTGACCAATCAGATTCTTCAAACGGTAGTCATCCATTAAGATTTGCTACAGCAGCTGACGCAGCTGGTGGTACTCAATATACAACAGGAGTTACTGCATCAGGTATACCTGGAAATTCTGGAGCTTATACACAAATTGAAGTGGCTGCAGGTGCACCATCAACTTTATATTATTATTGTACTAATCACGGTGGAATGGGTGGAGAAGCTAACACCGATGGTTGGGGTCGTTCTTATTGGGGTCAAGCTGATTGGGGAGATACAAATGTAGTTGAAACTGGATGGGGACGTAGAACTTGGGGTTATCAAGCATGGGGTGAGACACCTATTATTGAACTTACAGGATTATCTGCAACAACCGCTATTGGTGAGTTAACAACAGAAATCAAACCTGGTTGGGGTACTTTAAATTGGGGTGAAAATGGTTGGGGCACTGTTGAATCAGCAGTGTTTAATATATCAGGTTTAAGTTTAACTTCTTCTTTAGGAACTGTTACACCAGCAGACGTCGTAGGTTTAACTGGTTTAAGTGCAACAGCTTCTGTAAATTCTTTTGCATCTGTTTCTACTAACGCTACAATTACTCTTTCAGGATTATCACTTACAGCTTCGGAAGGTTTACTAACAGAAGATGATCATTCAGTAGGTCTTTCAGGACTATCAGCTACAAGTGCTGTGGGTTCTTTAGCGCCATCTGATGTAATGGGTCTATCTGGATTGTCAGCTACTTCTTCTGTTGGATCATTTACTATTACATCAGATCCAGTACATGACATAACAGGAGTATCAGCAACAACAGCATTAGGAACAGTTACGGCTTCACCTAATACTGTTCAAACATTATCTGGTCAATCAGCTACTACCAGCGTTGGAGGAGTTGCGATTACTGGAAACATAACTTTCACTCCAACAGGGTTAAGTGCTTTAAGTAGTGTTAATGGTGATAAATTAATATTAAGATATTATGGAAAACTGAGTCCTAAAACCAGCACGGGATATACTACAAAAACCCCTAAAACGTCTTCTGGTGGATACTCAATTAAAACGCCAAAAAACACAACAGGATACACAATTAAGACACCATAATTATGTTTGACTTAAAACTAAATAAACAATATAAAACAATAAACTAGGAGATTTTAACAATGGCATCTACTTACACACCTCTTGGCGTAGAACTTATGGTAACCGGCGAAAATGCTGGTACTTGGGGTACAAAAACTAATACAAATTTAAACATTTTAGAACAAATCATTGGTGGTTATTCTACAAAATCTATTGCAGGTGGGGCACAAACAACAGCTTTAACTGTTGTTGATGGTAATACTACAGGAACTGCTCAATTTAGAATGATTGAGTTTACAGGGACTATTACTGGAAACCAAATAGTAACAATTCCAAATGATATTGAAACTTTTTATTTTTTAAGAAACTCAACTTCTGGTGCTTATACAGTACAATTTAAATATGCAACTGGTTCAGGATCTA